TGGGGTGACGCCTATGCGACCCTGCTTTGTCACGAGCTGGGTCATGTAAATTCGTGGCCAAGCCACCACCCGGAGTGAGGTAATGGCCGAAGAAGAGCTGCCGGGGGTCGTGCGTTGAGCGCTTCCCCCGGCTCGCCACCCTGAGCGCATGCCCCGCAAGGCCACAACGAAAGCGCCGGCCGAGCCAATGGTGTTCGAGCCGGACGGCGAGATCCTGACGCGGTTCCTGCTCGCATCTGGCGACGTCGACGTCATTCAGGGGCCGATCGGCTCGGGCAAGACGCGCACGGCGATCATGCGAATGCTGCGCCATGCGTCCGAGCAGCCCGTGTCGCGATCGGGCCTGCGCAAGAGCCGCTGGGCCGTGGTGCGTCAGACGTTCCCCGAGCTGAAGACTACGACGATCAACGCCTTCCTTGAGCTGTTCCCCGAGGGGCTGGAGGCGGATGGCGGCTTTGGCTCGATGAGTTGGTCGCCACCGTTCACCTACCACTTCCGCTACGGCGACATCGAGGCCGAGTTCATCTTCCTTGCCCTGGACAAGGAGGATGACGTCAAGAAGCTGCGCTCGCTTGAGGTCACGGGCGTGTACTTCAACGAACTGCAGTACACCGGCCTGCTGATGGTGACGGAGGCGCTGTCGCGTACCGGCCGCTTCCCGTCCGTGCGCGATGGCGGCTGCACATGGTCCGGCGTGATCGCCGACATGAACGCGCCCGAGGAGTTGCATTGGGTGCCGATCATGTTCGGCAAGGCACCCGTGCCGGACCACTTCACGCCCGATCAGGTGCGCCAGCACAAGCGCCCGCCGACGTGGAACCTGTACGTTCAGCCGCCCGCCCTGCTGGTGCTGGATGAGGAGCTGAAGCGCCACGGCCTTGAGCCGCTGAACCCCGGCGAGGATGTGGAGTACTGCGTCAACCCGCAGGCCGAGAACCTGAAGTGGCTGCGGCCGGGCTACTACGCGCAGAAGATCCACGGTGTCACGCGCCAGTGGATCGACGCCAACTGCCGGAACATCGCTGCCAGCCTGATGAAGGGCAGGGCGGTCCACCCGATGTTCCGCGCGGCGAACGAGCGCAACAGCCATGTGGCCGAGGCGGCGCTGAAGTTTACGCCAGACTTGGACCTGTATGTCGGGCTGGACTTCGGCCTGACGCCGGCCGCGATCTTCGGCCAGACGTTCCGCGGGCGCGTGCTGGTGCTGGCCGAGTTGTACGCCGAGGACGTGGGGGCCGTGACGTTCGCCCCCTTTGTCAAGGCGGAGCTGCTGCGCCGCTTCCCCGGCGTGGACCCGGCGCGTGTCAAGTTCTTCGGCGACCCCGGTGGCGACATACGCGGCCAGGCTGAGGAGCGGACGGCGTTCGACATCTTCCGCAAGAACGGCATGCCGGTGGTTCGCGCCCCCGGCGCCAACCGCTTCCTTGGGCGGGGCGGGCGTAAGGAGGTGGTCGACAACCTGCTGTCGCGTCAGGTCGATGGCTATCAGGCCCTGCTGGTCGACCCCAACTGCCGTATGCTCGTGGCCGGGCTCGGGGGCGGCTATCAGTTCAAGGTCACGAACAGCTCGGCCGGGCAGTTCGTGTCGGGCGACATCGTGAAGAACCAGTACAGCCATCCGTGCTTTGTCGCGGGAACGATGGTTGCGACGCCTGAGGGGGAACGGGCGATCGAGATGCTCCGTCCGGGGGACGAGGTGTTGACCCCGCAGGGGCGCCGGCGCGTAGTTGCCGCAATGAGCCGACCCGCGAACAGGCTTGTTCGCGTTATCCTGTCGAATGGTCGCTCACTGATCTGCACCCACGATCACCCGTTTGCGGTGGACGGAAATCGTTTTGTCCCCGCCGAGGCTCTGAGCTACAGTGATGCTCTGGTTTCCGAGGGGCAGGTATGGGACGACCCGCGAAATACCCTGTGCAAGAGTTTAACGGGCGAAGGTTCTACCGGCGCCCTGGGCCAGCGGGCTATTATCGCAGCGACCCGAAATATGGTGGCCGGTATATGCACCGCGTCGTGTGGGAACACTTCCACGGCCCCATTCCCGACGACCATCACATCCATCACATCGACGGCGACCCCGCGAACAACGCCATCGAAAATCTGGAAGCGATTCATTCGCGCGATCACGCCGTGCGCCACTGGCAAGAGGACGGGCCACATAGCTGCGCCTGTGAGGCTTGGTTGGCTACGATTCGCCCGATGGCCGCAAAAGCTCGGCAGCACCCTATCGTCCGACGAAAGCTGTCTGACGCGGCCAAAAAGGGCGCGACCCAGCGGGTCATGCTGGCTTACGTTTGTGAGCATTGCGGCGAGGAATATCGGGCGCTTTCCGGCTACCGCCATCGCTTCTGCTCGCGCGCTTGCAAACACTATGCGCGACTGGCCTCTGGTGTCGATAACGAAACTCGTCAGTGCGCAGGGTGCGGCTCTGACTTCACCGTCAACCGGTACGCCAGAGCGACTTACTGCTCTAAGAGCTGTGGCGGTCGAGCCGCTGCCTCCCAGCGAAACGCGGGCCGTCTATGACGTAGAGGTTGAGGTCGAGCACGTATTCTACGCGGAAGGCGCGCTCGTCTCCAACTGCGAGGCGTTCGGCTACATGCTGCTGGGCATGGGGGAGGGGGGCAACCTCCTGTTTGGCCACGAGCGGAATCGCGTCGTCGAGACGCGGACGCAGGCACGAGTGTTTGACCGCGGCCGCCAGCCGCTCAAGTTCCGTGGTCGCAGGTGAGCGGCTTTCCGGGGGTTTGGTACGCCGCCTTCTTTGACGGCGAGCGACGGCATTGGTGGTGGCGCCTGTGCCGCCCCGGCTTCAGGCATGTGCTGGCCTTCGGCTACTCGGCACAGGCCAGGGCGTGGATCATCTACGAGGTGACGCTGCTGCGGACGTATGTCTGCGCCATCGCGCCCGAGGTGTTTGACGCCTGGGTGGCCAGCCTGCCGCCCCACCGCACGATAGTTAGGCTCGACACGCCAGCCGACGCCGCGCCGGCTCACAGGCTCGGGTTCTGGTGCGTCCCGGCGGTCGCACACCTGCTGGGCATCCGCACCCGTGCGTTGCGACCGGAGGCCCTTTACCGCGACCTGATCGCTCATGGCGCGACGCCCGCGTTCACAGGCGAGACGGAATGAGGACGCCCCAAGCCCCGAAAGAAGACCCTGCGGTGACGCAGGCGCGCGAGCGCGAGCAGCTCCGCGCCGAAGCCACGCGCACCGAGGAGACGCAAGCCCTGCGCATGTCTGACACGCTGCGCCGCCTGCGCCGCTTTGGGCGCCTGCAGGGGGCTGCGGCCGCTGCCGGCGGCGGCGTTTCGATCGTCAGCCCCGTGGCTGGCGGCGTTGGCGGGGCGTCTGGCGGCGGTGGCGGGGCGTCTGGCGGCGTTGGCGAGTCGTTTGGCAGCGGTGGGTCGTTTCGCGGCGGCGGCATCTACGAGACGGCGTTCTACTGATGGCCGAGCAGATGGACATCCCCGCCCGGATCAAGCGGGCGCGTGCCGATCGCAGCCGTCATGCGGACTGGATCGACGAGACGCTGCGTCTCGCGCTGCCGACCTATCGCCGCATCAACGACTCGACGACGGCCGATGATCGCAACTTCGAGCAGGATGATCTGTTCGACACGACGCTGCAGACGACGGTCGAGGACTTTGCCTCGGACATGATCTCGACCTTCACGCCGCGGCACGACCGCTGGGTGCTGTTCGAGCCCGCAGAGGATCTGAGCGAGGGCGAGAAGGCGTACATTCGCCCGCAGCTCAAGATGATCGGTGACAAGGTGTTCGCCGAAATCGAGCGATCGAACTACTGGGAGGCGGCGCAGGAGTGCTTTGCCTTTTGGGCCGTGTCCGCCATGGGTGTCGCCGTCAGCGACATGGGGCCGCTTAACGCGCTGCACTTCCAGCCGATCGAGATTCCCGATCTGGTGATCGAGCGCGGGCCGGATGGCAGCATCCACGGCCGCTGGCGCGAGATGAAGCTGACCAAGGCCGAGCAGCGCGCGCTGTTCGGGGCCATGTTCCCGTCAGACTTCCCGCCTCCCGGTCGCGAGCGCGACGGCAAGCAGGCGGTGTTCGAGGGCTGCGATCGCGACTGGTCGACGCCCGGCGTGGAGCGTTGGCACTATCGCATCGTCGTCGCCGGCAAGGAGCGCGTGCGCCGCACTTACGATGGCGTCGGTTCCTGCCCGATCATCGTGTGCCCGTTCCGCCAGCAGTCGGACAGCGCCTGGGGGCCGGGGCCGGCACACAAGGCCACGCCGCTTGCGCGCGTGCTTGACGAGCTGTCGTACCTGAACCTGAAGGCGCTGCAGAAGGCTGTCGATCCGCCGTACTCTCACGAGGAGGACGGCACGTCGAACTACGAGGCCGGCATCGAGGCCGGGCGCTGGTACGCCCGCGCCCCCGGCTCAAGCGCCCCCGAGCCGCTGCTGGCCGAGATGCGCTTTGACGCCAGCTTCTTCCAAGCCGACCTGATGAGGCAGGCGATCAAGCGCGCCCTGTATCAGGACCGGCCCGAGCAGCCGGGGCAGACCCCCCCGACCGCGACCCAGTGGGCGGATGAACTGGCGTGGAACACGCGCCGGAAGGAACTGCCGCGCGATCGTTGCGTGCGTGAATGGGTGCTGCCCATCATCGAGCGCGTGGCCTGGATCATGGCGCAGCGGGGCGAAATCCCCGAGGTCAAGCTGAAAGGCGGGCGCGTCGTCAGCGTCAAGCCGGTGTCGCCGCTGTCGAAGGCCAAGGATCTTGAGGACATCAACCTGACCGGACAGGTGCTGGGGCTGGCCCAGTCGGTCGGGGCGACCAAGGCTCAGGGCATCCCGATCAACGTCATGGCTACGACCGAGAACCTGATCCGCACGGCGCGCGAGCGCCATATCGTGATGATGACCGATGAGGAGGTCGCGGCCGAAGCCGCCATGGCCGCTGCGGCGAATGGGGGGCTGGGTGTCGGGGCCGCGTAAGTTCACGAGCCTGCGCCAGAAGTCGGCCCCGGCCCGCGTGTCGCCCGAGGAACCGATCGAGGCGAAGATCAAGCGCGCCCTGCTGCTGGGCGACGGCCCTGCCGTGCTGGCGTGGCTGCAGGATGAAGCGTTCGCGCTGACGCCTGCTGGGTGCTCCGAGGCCATGCTTCGTGAGGCCGAGGGCGCCCGACGCCTGGTCGACAAGCTGATGAAGGTCGTTGAGTCCTAGCCCCGCCGCTGTGTGCGTTGAGAGCACGCTCAGCGCGCCGCACGGTCGCGGTCATGACGGATCAAGCCGCCACCCCTGTTGCCGAGACCGCTGTCCCGGTCACGCCGCCGACCAGCATCGTGTCGGCGCCCGAGCCCGCGCCCGCGGCTGAAGCCACCCCTGCCGCGCCCGTTCGCCCCGAGGGTCTGCCTGACGCCTACTGGGACGACGCCGCCGGCATCAAGCCCGAAGCCTACGCCAAGCTGGCTGAGATTGAGGCTGCTGCTGCCGATCGCCCGGCGAGCCCGGTCGACTACAAGCTGGATCTTCCCGAACCGGTGCTGGGGCCGAACGGTCAGCCGGTTCAGTTCGACGCGAACGATCCGCTGGCGCAGGCCGTGCTGCCGGCGCTTCATGAGGCGGGCGTCAGTCAGGCTGGCCTGTCCAAGATTCTCGCCGCCTTCGCTCATGTCGAGGTCGAAGGCGCCAAGGCCCAGGCCCAGTTCATCGCCGCCGAGCAGGCCAAACTGGGCGCGGAGCACGCCAAGCGCACTGGCGCGGTGTTCCAGACTGTTTCGGCCAAGATCGGCGCCGAGAAGGCGCAAGCCCTCATGAACGTGCTCGGCACGGCCGACGCCTTCGTTGCCCTTGAGGCCCTGACTCAGGGCCTGACCGGCCCGGCGATTTCCGCCGCCCCTCCCTCCGATCCCGGCGCGGCCTTCGAGGGCCTGACCGGAGCCGACGCCCTCGCCGCCATCCGCGCCCGCAAGGCCGCCTAGAAGGACCGACTGAACCATGCCCGCCATCAATCTCGTCGAATACTCCAAGACCCTGCAGGCCGGCACTGTCGAGCGCGCGGTCGTCGAGCTGTATGCGCAGTCGTCCGACCTGCTCGCGGCAATTCCGTTCAAGACCACGGGCGGCGCCTACCAGTACAATCTTGAAAGCACCCTGCCGGGCATCGCCTACCGCGGCGTGAACGAAAGCTACACCCCGGACACCTCGATCGAGAACCCGCAGGTTGAGCAGGTCTTCATCGCGGGCGGTGAGGCCGACGTCGACAACTTCCTGCTGGCCCTCGACCCGGCGCGCCGTGCCCGCGAGGAGAGCCGCAAGATCAAGTCGATGGCGCGCGCCGTCACCAATGCTTTCCTGACCGGCGACAACTCGACTAATCCGAAGTCGCCGGACGGTCTGCAGCGCCGCCTCACTGGCCGTACCGTGATCGCCAACTCGAACACTTCGGGCGGCGCGGCGCTGTCGCTGGCCGCGCTGGACGAGGCGATCGCGAACACGGTCGATGCGACCCACATCCTCCTGCCGTTCGCGCTGCGCACCAAGTTCGGCGCGGTCATGCGGAACCCGACTCTGTCCGGCAACCTGAACCTGACCAAGGATGACTTCGGTCGCGAGGTCATGAACTACAACGGTCTGCCGTTCCTGGTCGGTTACGAAACCGGCCCGGACACCGCGCTGCTGCCGTTCACCGAAACCGGCGCCGGCGGCGGCACCGCCCAGTGCTCGTCGATCTACGTCCTCTCGCTGAAGGAGGGCATGGTCTGCGGCATTCAGGTGCAGCCGATGACCGTCCGCGATCTCGGCGAAATGCAGGACGAGCCGAAGCACCGCACCCGCGTCGAGTGGTACAACGGGTTCTGCATCGAGAACCCCTATGCCGCCACTCGCCTCACTTCCATCACCAACGCCGCGATCGTGGCTTAAGGGGAACCAGAGATGGCTGTCGCCTCGCAAATTCGCTCCTACACCTACGACGCCGATCTGGCCCTGAAGGACGCCGGTCTGGTCGCGGCTGACGCCGCGGCCACGGTCGGCGGCAGCGCCCGAAGAATCAACGTCGGCGATGCCGTCTTCAAGGGCGTGGCCGTCATCGACGTTACCGCCATCGAGGTAGCGTCGAACGATGAGTTCTACCGCATCATCGTGCAGGGCTCGACGTCGCCCACGTTCGCGTCTGACATCGAGAATCTGGCCGAAATCACTCTGGCCGCTGCGGCTGTGCGCCCCGGCGGCGCCAAGGTCTCGACCACGGGCCGCTATGAGCTGTTCTTCGTGAACGAGCAGGACGGCATCGTGTACCCGCACATCCGCCTGTTCACCGATGTTGGCGGCACTATCGCCACCGGCATCAACTATAGCGCCTTCATCGGCCGCGATCGCCTGACTCACGCGTAAGGTGATCTCCCATGCAGGTTGATAAGTTTGGCATGACGGTCCTGGTCGATCGCGAGACTGGCCAGGATCACATCTGCACCGCCGTGTCGGCGCGTGAGATTCTTCGCAACGCCAGCCC